GCCTGTACCAGATTAGGCATGCACTTAGGGCAGAACTCCTGACCACAGTTACCAGCTTCACAAGGATTGCCGTACACAATAACAGGACTCACCTGAATTGTTGTAGATGTAGCAGCCTGTGAGTAGAATGAATTAGCCTGTTGATAAGGAAAACCATTTACAGCTGTACAAAGCCAAGCTTCACGAACAGCATAGAAGTTATCTGGAAGTCTAGATTCATAATCATAGATGTGCAACACCTGCTCTTGAATTACATATGTTGCTCTACCTAGCTTTCTGAGACACTTGTCCAGATAAGTAGGGAACATGAGATCATCTATGGCTCCTGTATCAAAGTAGCTTTTAAACTCCTCTTTTACAGTGGAATAGACAACCTCAGGAGAGATGAAGTTATATTTGTAATAGTATGACATCTAGATTATTTTTTCCATTCGTTATAAATGTGCTGATACTTCTCGTCAGTTTTGATAAAGTGTGACAACAATCTCGATGTGTTTCTGGAGGGTTTAAAATACCATAAGCCTGAGTGTCTAAACCTAGCTGTTTCTTTAAACCAAACCCATCCAAAGAAATACCCCTCTGTGTGAAAGTTGAAGTTGTAGATGCGCTTACCTTTCTCTTTAGTCTTTTTCCAGTCGATAGGTAGGTTAACAAACTCTTTACCATCCACCCCTTTCATCTTTCTACGCTTCTTTTTGTTAATAGAGAACTCACCAAACCCAAATGGAAGCCTTGCTCTTTCCCCTGTCTCCAGGATGTATTCTTTGAAAGCTTCGTTATAGGTGTAGATGATATCTCTCCATTCGTCAAACGTAAGTTTGATAGAGGGATTCTTCTTGCAGAAATTGTTGTAGTTTTCTTTACTGGCGCTTCTCCAGTCTATTTTGATTCGCATATCATCTCAAGTTTGGAGCGTTTGGTGCTTGACCATCAACTCCATCACTTGTGATGTCTGTCTTCAACCTGAAGTAGGTAGCTAATAACTTCTGAGAAGTTAATTCAAGAACTTGCTTTTCTAGGTAGCCAGGAACAGGAGACTCTTTGTCAAGAGGGTTCCTGCACAGTTCTTCTGTTGTGTATTCTGGGGTACCGCAGCCACACTCTGGATACATAATGGAATTAGGTACATCCTCCTCGAACAAAGCAACAAGTCTGATGGCTTTCAGGAGGGGGTTGTTTACGTACAGATATCCATTAGAAATCCAGTAGTATTCTTCATTCTTGATGATAGGAAGCTTAAGCAAATTAATGTATCTGTTGATGGTTATTTCTTTTAGTTTCTTTCCTTGTCCACTCATCGCATTAATTGAGTAGACACCCTGTATAACATACTGGTAGTTACCCTCTGTAATGCGTGGAAGTTTGAACCTGGTTCTAGCCACAGAACAAGGATCTACGTAATCACAACATTCAGAAATAGGAACTTCTACCATCTCTAGACAAGGGATGGTAGTGAATACTGTGTCAGTAGCCCAAAGCTTCCTCAGATTAGTCTCGCGTTTAATCAGAAGAAAGGCATTGTTCTTAATCTCAGACATGACAGCTCTATCCGTGATCAAGTTGTCTGTGGAGAGCAACTTGTGCATGGAGCGCACATCTGAAACTAATTTCCTAAAAGTAGCCATTATAAATACTGTTTGAATATATTCGTTATTCCGTCTACAAAATCTATCAGGAAACCTGTCACCTCACCTTTCACTGCTGTATATCCATTCTTATCATCCCAAGAACTCTTGGCTGTAGAGAAGGCAGGAAGCTGGTAGAACTTAATACCGTTGAAATCCAGACTCACCTCATGGTGTTTATCTCCTGTAAATATGTAGAAATTATCGTGATTTGACCACTCACTCTTAAATTCCATAGGGAATAGATGAGCAAGTTTTGCTGGCTTTAAGGCATCTCCATGGTTGAACATCATTGCAGATGTTCCATAGCTGACATACTTTCTATATCTTGGAGAGATGTCAAAGAACACACGCTCCTCATTTCTAAAGTAGGTTTGCAACCAGCTAGCCAGGTGCCAGCCTACAAACTCATCATGATTACCAGCCACGAATATCACATCAACCGATTCACCCTTCTGAAGGAGAAGATTAATGACACTCACCTCATGATCACAGATTGCTTGGAAAGCATCGTGATAAGAGAGGATATTTTGCTGGGGAGTACCTTTTGTAGTTGTGTTAGTGAACTCACTATTGAACTCATCAGAACCAATAATATACTTGATGTCTGTGAGATTGTTGGCTAGAGAAGCTTGGTTCAGGATGATTTCCACCCTCTGGATAAAATCGCCAAAGCGTTTGTCTATATCATTATCTCCTCCAATATCTAGTTTGTTTAGATGAGAATCCTGTTTGTTTATGATTAAACAGGCATCCTTCTTAGCCACATCAAACTTTGGAGCCATTATCTCAGGAGAACATGGCTGATAGTTCTCGAGGAAGTTAACAAAGTTATCCTGGAATATCTGTTCATCCTTCTTCTTACCCAACCAAGCTTTCACTTGGTAATGAGGCTGATCAGCATTTCCCCAGTAGTTTTGGACGTATTTGGTTATCTCCCACTTGTCTGTATCTATCTTACATTTTTCAACAAGTTCATCTAAACTCTTGATTTCTTCTTTGCTATTAAAGACCACCTCACCTGTTCCCTTCTGAACATCCTCAAAAAACCTTACCACCTGATCCTCTAATTCTACAATGTAGTTACCAACTTCTGCTTCTTCTTGTGCCACTTGTGAGCCTCGCAGCTCCTTTATCAATTCATCCACCTCATTCTCTGTAATGTTGAGCTTGTCTGCATAGAACTTTTTGCTCTTTTTCCAGTGTAGCATTTGCTCCAGCTGGTGCAGAAGGGATTGATTTTCAGGCATTTATAATTTTATTTAATTAAAATTGCCCTAAAGGTACGAAACTTTTTAATATTTTCCAAATTATTTTAACCACCTAGGTTAGCATGGATAACCAAGTTAGTTATAAAATAAAAACTCCCCAGGGTAGAAACCCCAGGGAGAACACCCTGAAAACCAACAAACAGGGAGTTTTTGACTATTTACGGAACCTCATCAACGGTTACCGTGATACTATGGTTGCTATCTAGGAAGTAACTCTTAACAGAATTCACAGATGTTGATATTGCAGAAGGTACACTGATTGTCTCACCAGAGCTACCGTCATTCGCAGTTCCCACAATTGTTATTGTGTATCCCTGCGCTAACACTAGCTGACGTATTGTTACGTTACAATATCCAGCAATGTTTGATTGGGTAATAGGACCAGCTTGACCAGGGTTAATTATCACCTCAATAGGAGTTCCACTTCCAGGAGCATATAAACAGTTAGCCAAATCTGCTGAGTAATCATTTGTTGTAGGATCTCCAGCCCCTCTTTGAATTATCATATCACCATCACCAATTCCAGTCGCAGTTACCACTGTGAAGCAAGTATTAGCGCTCAAAGAAGGAAGAGGCTCAAACACTGTTTCACCAGGTACACAAGTAAGAGGATCAACAGGATTAGATGAGTATGGGAAGTAGTCAATGAAATAAGCATATTCTGTACTTCCTCCTCCAAGAGAGTATGGAGTGCCACCCACTGTAACAGAATAGTTATTCAGAGTGACAGCCAATGGAGTTGTTAAACCTGCATCTGAGAAGAATGCAATCCATACAGACTTAGATTGAGAAGGTTCTGCAACAGGATTACCGTCACAAGTAATTGTAGTTGTTGTATCTACTTCTCCTTGAGACCAGAACAAGGCAGCGTATGCATCTTCAGGGAATCCGTTTGCATTACAAAAAGATGTTGTTGTTGTAGTGGTAGTAGGAGGTGTGTCAGTGGTAGTTGTTGTAGTTGTTGGTGGTACAACAGTAGTAGTTGTAGTTGTGGTAGGAGGTACTAGTGTGGTTGTTGTGGTAGTTGTTGTAGGAGGTGTACTTGTTGTGGTGGTAGTAGTGGTAGGTGGTATTAAAGTTGTTGTAGTTGTGGTGGTTGGGGGAATAAGAGTGGTTGTAGTTGTAGTTGTAGGAGGAATAGCAGTTGTTGTAGTAGTTGTAGTTGGTGTAGAACATGCTCCAAGATTTGTAACAGTTACACCAGGTATTGGTGAAACAATAAGAGATCCTGTACATGCACATATGTAAACGATATCAGGTCCTTCTACAGATGTGGTTACATAAGTTCCTCCACAAGCATAGTAGGCAACATTAATAGTTGTAACAGTAGAATTATTTACAGAATACAACGTACAAGAAGGACATGCTATTGTGGTGGTAGTTGTTGTAGTTGGAGGGAAAGCTGTGGTTGTGGTAGTTGTGGTTGGGGGGAAAATTGTAGTGGTAGTTGTTGTACTTGGGGGAAATAGTGTAGTGGTGGTGGTTGTGCTTGGAGGAATAATTGTGGTGGTTGTAGTAGTGGTTGGGCAGCAATTATTAATCTGCTGCTTAATAAGACATATCTGAGCATCAATCTTTTGAAGTGCTACACTTACCGAGTCACAATTTTTAATTTGTGTACACGGAAGAGTGGGACCGTTATAAAAAACATTATTGGTTGATATAGGAGATGCATTACAAGGATCACATCCATTATGCGTGCCACATGGAGAAGGTACTGTTGTGCAGCAAGGATTTGGTGGCAGGAATATCATTTTATATAACGAGTTTAACTATTAAGGAATGTACATGATGTAATAACATCCAAGACCAGGTTGGAAGTTAGGATGGCTCAATCCACCTCCTGCAGAAGCAACTGTGACAGTAGTGTCTACGGTGACACCAGTTTGTGCTGTATCTACCACATCAACTCTTGCCTTGCTCTGCCAGTCGAAAACGTCAGAACCACTAGGACTAACACTATTTCCTCTATCTCCAGTACCAGCCCACGTGTCTGGAACAAGACTGTGGATATGTCCAGGGTCTGTTACAATGCTTACAGCAGTGGCAGTGTGAGTGTGAGAAGGAATCTGATTGGTAGTAAGTACCACAGAGTTAGTTCCTTGTGTTCCCAACAATGCATAAGCAGGATTACCAAGAGCTGGGTCAACAGCAGGGTTCAGAGCTCCACCACCCATGCCAGATGTAACACCAACTGGTACACGTCCTCTTTTATCAGGAGTACCGTTGTTTCCATTACATAAGTAGATTTTCTCCCAATCAGTTCCAACAATACCAGCACCTGTAGCATCAAAGTTACCCGTAAGACTACCATAGTATTCTACAACAGTGTTGGGCACCATTCTAGTATTATACTTGGTACCACCTCCACTGATTGATGCTAAATAGGCAGCAATAAGTGTGTTCAGGTTTGCAATCTGTACATAGTTAGTGCTTACGTTTAGAGCAAGTGCGTCCAATTCAACCTCCAGACCACAAATCTTAGTGATAGCTGCCTGAAGGATGGCATGTGTTCCAGAAGTGCTAGTTACACCAGTAAGACATCCTACACTGTAGGGTCCTTCCAATGCAGCAAAGTCAGCCTCTAGTTCTGTAAGACGTTCGTCTAATTCACAGATGGCTTTGATAATAGCAGTGATTACATTAGGAAGACTAAGCTCTTCACAAGCAATTAAGTTTTTCTTTACGATATCACAAATAATGGTAGGATTAATATCTAAATTAATACCTTCACCATTCAGTGTAGATGTGAGAAACGTAATCAATGCTTGCTCTACATATGAGAGCGAATCACCAGTCTTGATTCCCAAAATGGGAACATCAATCCCTGTATATCTTACGCACTGATCAGATACTATCTCTGTACATCCATTATAGCAGTTAGAACAAGACATTTATCTAAATTTTAGAATTTTAACTCTGCTGGCAATCATATTTACAGTGAAGGCAGCGTTATAATTAGGATTGCAATACTTATAAACAAGAATCCTTCTGTAGTTAAGAAGGTCCAACATTGTTCCACCAGGAACAGGTTGGTTCAAAATAAACACAACATTGTTGTATAAATTGTTGGCCAGGTTGGCTAGCTTGCAATCAATCTCAGCAATCAGTGCTGGGATACTAGCGCACTCTGGACAATTTGTAAGCCTGGGTGATAACATTTGTTATAATTTTTCGTCCTTGTTTAACAGCTGCATTGCAAGCTCCACAAAGACCATTAATCAATTGACATCCACACCCAACGTTAGCTCCGCAGTTTCTACATTTTGCCATATTAATAGAAATTTATTACGTAGTTGTTCCCAGAGCAACCGCAGTTATTTCTGAGGAAGTTATCAAGCATCATGTCTGCCTGGTTATATAACCTCATCGCATCCTGTGTAGCGCAGTTGTTAGCTGCAGCTATAGATCCTTGAATGAAGAAATATATGGAAGTGAGGTCCACCTTTGCTTGTGTTTTGATAGCTCTGTCGCACTCCATCATATCAAGCTTCATGAATGCACCATCAAACTTTTCTTGTAACCTTTCAACACGCATAATTGACTTTTCTACAAAGTTGATATATGCAGGTGCTACAGAATATTTTAAATAGTACACACCATCAGGAAGTGGCTGTTCCACACCTGGTGCAGTGATGCCTAAGTTTGAAGAGTTGAAGATGTTGAAATCATTAACACTAAAAGGTCTGTACACAATACCAAAACCAGGAACATTAATCTCAATTGTAGCTCCAGAAACAACAGGAGGGTTTGTAGGATAGACAGATGCATCAGCAATTCCCAACGTAAGTGTGTTGTACGTAGGAATCACTAGTATGTCTAGTTTCAAGTCTGCCATGTTGTTTTAAATAAATAAGCCAGAGGATTGAGTTTTAATCCTCTCACCTCTGGCTTAGGTTAATATAATATTTCTATGTCTCTATCCTACTATTACGGAATCAAAGTTGATGTAGTAGTAGTAGAAGGCCATACAGTGGTTGTGGTAGATGTAGTGGTGATACAAGAGTTATCAGCAGTTACAGTACCAAGACCAGCCTCAAGAACAGCCTCAATCAATCCACCAATTGGGTTCGCAGAACCATTGGATTGTGTTTGAGGAGTAGCAATGATTACAGTGCTGTCTTCAAAGATGTAGTCACCCCACTGATAAGTAGACTTATCATATGTGTTGAACTTGATGTAGTAAGTATCATAGGTAGTACCATCAGATACCCAGCTTTCAAAGTTCTCATTGTAACCACCCATTCTGTAGAGGTGCTTCAAATATCCAGCTTGGTAGCTGTAGAAGTTCTTCTCCAGTTGAGCGATCTCAGCGGATGTACCAACAGCGTAAGAAGAACGCTGTACAATCACTGGATTAGCTACAATGTTACAATTGTCTGCTACGATGAAGTCAGCTGTGGTAGCGGGACCGCTGTACACGAATGTACGGAACCACATTCTGTCATACTCGAAGGGGAATGCTGCCACATCACAAGGCTGACCATATTTGGTAAGAGGCTTACCAGTGATACGCAAGAAAGCGTTTTGGTCGTTACCAAGTCTCTGGAACTGATAAAAGTCAGAGAAAGTGATGTTGTCAGGGTTGTTACCAGGAGCCTGATACAAGAAGTGAAGGATGATGTCATCGATCAAAGCAGGCACATCCACAGTATCACAAGGATCACCACCACAATCGCAACAAGGTGCATTTACAGTGATAGAACGAGTGAAACCGTTGAAGTACAGGGTATCCAAGTAGCTAGAGTGAGCACGCAAAGTGATAGTAACAACGTCACCACACTGTACGTTCCAGTTTCCTACGTCTGTAATCTGAGTTACAGGAGTAGGGCAACCTTGCACCTTGTACCACTCAGTTACGTTGCTGTTGCAACCAGATCCTGAAGGACAACCTTTAATCTTATCAGAACGCTTAGAGCCTTGCAGATAAGTGTTAGTACGGCCCTGCGCAACATAGAAATAAGGAGCAGCAGCGATGTTACCAGCTGTTGCAAGAGTGTAGTCATTGCGGAATATACCCACCTGACCTGCTGTTAAATCTTGCGTAGATCCAGAGCTAGGGAGCGCAGTTTGCCCTACTGGTACTACGAACAGCGTAGTTAATGAAAAATCAGCCATTTTGTTTTATTTTAGGTGATTAAAAAATCTATTCGTTTGTTTGAATTCTGTATATCGAGTTTTGTACAGCAGATTGATTTTCAGTGTACATTGCAAGATTTTGTACTGTTAAGTCTAACAG